CGGGACGTGGCATCCAGGTTCCTGCATCCCTACGCAAGACTGACCCCGACCTGCTGGCGCTCAAGGATGACTCGCGCGCGGCTGCGCTTATCCAAGGCAGGCTGGCGGCTAAGAGCGTGTCGGAGCTACGGCGGACGTCGAAGTTCCTCGGTGTGAGCGGACGCGGCACGATGCCTGTGCCGCTCAAATACTACGGCGCGCATACGGGCCGATGGTCGGGCGCGGATGGGTTGAACATGCAGAACCTGAACCGAGGGTCGCCATTGCGTAAATGCTTGACAGCCCCGGACGGGTATGTGCTGGTCGTCGTGGACTCAAGCCAGATCGAGGCTCGCGTGCTCGCGTGGCTGGCCGGCCAGGACGACTTGCTGGCGCAGTTTGCCGCAGGTGAGGACGTTTACGTCAAGTTTGCGGAACGGCTATGGCCGGGAGAGAAGATCGACGAGATCAAGCGGTTCGTGGGGAAAACTTGTGTTGCCGAGGGAACTCTTGTATTATCCCGACAAGGTTGGAAGCCTATCGAGAGCATCACAACCGACGATTTGTTGTGGGATGGAAAGGAGTGGGTATGCCACCAAGGGTTACTGAACAACGGCATCAAGCCAACATTGAGTCTTTGCGGCGCTTGGTTGACGCCGGATCATCTTGTGTGGTCAGGGGAGCAGTGGTTGGAGGCGAACTCGGTAGTAGCCGACGCCGATACCCTTTGCCGAGCATTGGCTACCGGAGCGGAAAACTTACCGTCACAGGCTACATTCGTGGCATCCGAGGGGGAGTTAGTGCCATCATTGTGCGATGCGACTGTAACGGAGTTGAGTACACCGTTGACCGGCACAACTTCAAAAACTTCAGGAGCACGCGATGCCCTATTTGCGCCAAAACGGCATCGGTTGCTAAACGCTATTGGTTATATAGCGAAGCGATGGCGGACGACCAGCACAGAATTCGCTTACTCAATCGCCTATCTGCGGCAATTTCTCGATGCCACTGTCCAACCAACCGCGTGTATAAACACTACGGCGGGCGCGGCATCTATGTGTGTCAAGATTGGCGGCAGGACAGAGCAGCGTTCCTACGGTATGTCCAAACGCTTGATGGTTGGGACAACCCTGCCCTCGAAATGGACAGGATCGACGTGGATGGGCATTACGAGCCGGGCAACATCAGGTTCGTGTCCCGTAGCACCAACCTCCGCAACAAGCGCAAAATCGCTGACCTCGAAGCGCGTATACGACATCTTGAACTGCGGCTCGCGCAACAGGTTCACGATACTGACTGAATCCGGCCCGGTAATTGTGCACAACTGCATACTCGGACTCGGGTATGGGGTCGGGCACGCCAAGCTCCACGCGCAGATCGTCACGAAGCAACCCGACGCGGCCCTCGAGGATGCGCAGCAGTATGTCGCTACATACCGTAACACTTACGGCGCGATCACGCGGCTTTGGCGGCGTGCCGATGGTATGCTACGAGCGATGATGCAGGACGCACGCGTCGACTGGCTGCGCGGCATTTCGACGGGGTTTGAGACACTTCGCCTGCCGTCTGGCCGGGTGCTGCGCTATCCTGGCCTACGCTTGACGACTGACGGGTATGAGTACGGCGTGGGGTCGGACAAGCGCAGGCTCTACGGCGCGGCGTTGGTCGAAAACATCGTCCAGGCCATCGCTCGTGACATTGTGGCCGACCAGATGCTCGCCATCAGGAGCAAGTATCGCGTGGTCACTATGACGCACGATGAGATTGTCTTTTTGGTGCGAGAAGGCGAGGCGGATGAGGCGTTCGAGTTTGCGAAAAGCGTGATGCGTGCGGCACCGAGCTACTCGGAAGGCGTGCCGCTCAATTGTGCAGGCGGATATGCGAGGAACTATTCAAAATGAGCAGTTTGTATTGCGTGAAGTGCGGAGCGAAGGACGGTGAACGGCATCACGACACATGCCTTTTCGCCGGGACGGTGTTCACCACGAACAAAAGTCGGGTTGTTGATAACTACCAGATCGGCGGCGACCACTATAAAGAGCTGGCGGTTCAGCCGTGGTCGGCGATGGAGTCATGGATGAGCGAGGCTGAGTTTGAAGGCTTCTTGCGCGGGAACGCGATCAAGTATCTGTCCCGCGCAGGTCGGAAGGGCGACGGTCTGCAAGACTTGAAGAAGGCCTTGCACTACCTTGAGAAGCTGGTGAGCGTGAAGGAGCAGCGGGAATGATCTACTCCTACTCTAGCCTAAGCTGCTACCTGAAGTGCCCGCAGCAGTTTTTCCGCAAATACAAAGCGCGGGACACGCTGCCTTACCAGAGCAAAGAGTCATCGAGCGGGGTCGAGATTCACGAGGCGATTGAGACGGCGCTCAAGACGCGAACCCCTCTGCCCGAGCCGCTGACGATCTACGAAGAAAGCATCAGCAGCGTGCGCAACCGCATTGACAACGCGCGGATCGAGCAGACGATCTTCCTCGACCACAATTTCGACTACGCCGTGACAAAGCCGGCCAAAGGGTTCGTGGCGAAGCTGGACGTGCTACTCATCAGCGACGACGGCAAGCGTGCGGTGGTGTGCGATTGGAAAAGCGGCAAGCCCTACGAGGACACGCTGCAACACGACTGCTATGCGCTCGCCGTCCTCAAGGCGTTCCCTGTCGTGGAGAAAGTGACCGGGTTCAATGTCTACCTGAAGCACGGCAAGGTGGGCGCAGAAGTGGTGCATGAGCGGTGCAACCTGCAAGCTGTTGAGGACAAGATCGCCCGCATCATCGCGCAGATCGAGGCCGACGAGCGGTGGGTGCCCAAGCCTTCGCCGCTTTGCAACTGGTGCAGTGCGCACAAGTGCGTGCTTTACCCGAAGAAGGAGGCTTGACGTGGGGGCGATTTCGCTTGCGGTCGTTATGATGCTGATTATTTTGGCGTTTCTTGTCATTGGGCCCCGGCTCGGAGTTGCGTTCCTAGCCGTCTGCGGCGTCCTGTTTTTCTTGGCGCATATATTCCAATGACGCCCGAAGGCAAAGTAAAGGCCGAGATCAAGAAAGTCTTGGCCGAGTACGGATGCTGGTATTTCATGCCCGCCATGAACGGCTACGGGCGGTCGGGGATACCAGACTTTATCGGCTGCTACAAAGGCGTGTTCTTTGCGGTTGAGGCGAAAAGTGCGAACGGCAAGCTAACGCCGAACCAGGAGCGTGAGGTTGCCGCAATGTTGGCCGCTGGTGGCCGCGTGGTGGTGGCTCGCAGTGCAGAAGCTGTCAGGGATCTGATGGTACTTATTGAGAGGGGAAAATGAATGAGTTGGCTTTATTCGCGGGCGCTGGTGGAGGATTACTTGCAAGCGACCTGCTCGGAATTAGAACGATATGCGCCGTTGAACGAGACGAATTCTCCAGAAGCGTTCTTATCAAACGGCAAAACGACCGAACACTTAATGCTTTCCCGATATGGGATGACGTGCGAACCTTTGACGGAACCGTCTGGCGTGGGAGTGTGGATCTGCTTTCTGGAGGGTTTCCATGCCAAGCGTTTTCTACAGCGGCGCATGGAAGAAACGTCGCAAGCAAAGACTTGTGGCCTGAAATGCGAAGAATTGCACGAGAATGCGTTCCGAAGTTTATCTTTGCAGAGAATGTTTCCGAACATGCGGTTAACCGGGCGGCTATGGATCTTCGCGCCGATGGTTACGAGTGCGCCACAACGTGCTATAGCGCGCAAGACATGGGTGCAGACCACATACGGAAACGACATTGGCTACTTGCATACACCAACCACGATTGCGAATTTCGCAGCGCCTTCAATGCAAAAGCACAGCGGCTGCCGGAATTTTGTCCGCGTGTTTGGGAAACCAACCCCAACGAATTTCGAGTACCTGATGGGTTGGCCCATCGGGTGGACAAGTTACGAGCCATTGGAAATGGGCAAGTACCATGCGTGGCGGCAGCGGCATTTTTAACGCTTTGGGCTAAGATGCTGTCAGGGGATGCTGGATGCAATTAGCTTACAGCGCAAAGCATAACGTGGTCGGCTGGCCCGGATTGCCCGAGCCTGACCGGGTTGCGCGTGCAATTCCTGGTGCGCGGGTCGTCAATGACGTCGTGGTCGCGCCCGTCAACTTGCTGGCGATGATTGCCGCTGCGCATATCGGACTGCCGGTCAAGTCGCCCATTGAGACGAGCTACGACTGGCCGCGCTCGCCGTCGATCGAGAAGCCGATGGCGCACCAGATCGAAATGGCGCGGTTCCTGACCACGCACCCGCGCTGCCACAACTTATCCGAGCCAGGGACAGGCAAGACGCTTGGCAACCTGTGGGCCAGTGACTATCTGTTGGGGCTGAACGTCGTTACGAAAGTGCTGATTGTTGCCCCACTGACCACGGTCTACAGCGTCTGGTGTGACGCGATCGGGGAGCACTTTCCCGGGCGCAGGCGGTCGAGCGTGCTGCACGGGAGCGTGAAACAGCGGCTCGAAGCGTTGGAGTATGACGCGGACTACTACATCATCAATAACGAAGGGTTGACCATCCCCGCGGTGCGCGAAGCGATCATGGCGAAACAAACGTCGTGGCTGATTATCGTGGACGAGAGTCACAAATACCGGCACCCGACGACCGCGCGGTGGAAAGCCCTGCGCGACCTGATCCGTGGGCTGCCGAACCCGCTAGTCTGGCTGAACACGGGCACGCCCACGCCGCAAGAGCCAACCGACGCCTACGGCCAGCAGGCGTTGATCGACAAGCCAAAGCTGAGTTACCGGGCGTTCCGTAATACCGTGATGCGGCAGGTATCGAACTTCAAGTGGGAGCCGGTTCCGAGCGCGGAGAAGATCGTCGGTGAGTTCATGCAGCCAGCGATCCGGTTCCGGCGCGATGACTGCATCGACTTGCCGCCCACGACCTACGAGCACCGCAAGGCGGAAATGACGACTGCGCAGCGCAAGGCGCTCGATGAGCTACGCAAAAAGATGCAGTGGGCGCTCGACAACGGCGCGGAGATAACGGCGGTGCATGAGGGTGCGCTGCGCATCAAGATTTTGCAAATCCTGGCTGGTGCGGTCTACGACAAAGACCATCAGGCGCATGACGTGGACGCCGCGCCCCGGCTGGCCCTGCTGCGTGACATTGTGGACGAGTGCGACCGGAAGATCATCGTGTTCGCGCCGTTTCAGAGCATTGTCAAGCGGGTTGCAGACGCGCTCAAGGGCGACTACTCGGTGGCCGTGGTGTCGGGCGAGACGAGCCTGAGCGACCGCACGCAAATTTTTGCAGACTTCCAAAAGAAGCCCGAGCCGCGCATCATCGTCGCTGACCCGCGCACCATGAGCCACGGCCTGACGCTCACGGCGGCCAACACGATCATCTGGTACGCGCCTACGGACGGCGGGGACGCCTACGTGCAGGCCAACGCCCGCATCCAGCGCCCCTCGCAAACATCTCACACGAGAATCTTACACATTTTTGTTGACGCCCTAGAGAGGGCAATTTACAGTAGGAACCAAGCACGCCAGTCCCTACAGAATCTCGTCATGGCGTGGATAAACGGAGAGAGCTATGGAACTTAACGACCTGATCGCGGCGTATAAGCACGCCCGCGAAGAAAAAGACGCTGCCGTCAAAAAATACACGGCCTTGCTTGACGACCTGAGCCAACAGATCGAGGCGAAGCTCTTTGAGGCGGGGTTGAAGTCGGCACGCACCGATGCCGGCCTGGTGACGACCTACGTGCGACGCAACGTCAAGGTGACGGACTGGAACGCCTTCGCGCAGTTTGCAGAGTCCAACCCCGCGCTGGTCAAGCAGTCGATCGACTCGACCGAAGCCTTGCGGCTGATTGAGGACGGCGAGGTTATCCCCGGCGTCGAGGTCAGCGGAACGACTGTGTTGAGCGTCAAATGAATCCACGCGAGATTCTCCGTGTCGGCGCAGTAATCCGCACCCTTACGCTAGGGCGGGTGCGCGTCGAACAGATCAACCGTGACGAGGTGCATTGCCGCGTCATTGGAAGAAAGACTCGGATTGTTCTGAGTCGAGCTGCGGCGCTACGCCGTTTTATTGAGCCTGCGAAAAGGAGCGAAGTATGAGCAACCTGACCACTAAAACCACGAACCTGCCCACCGTTGCGGGGCTGTCTAGCCTTGCGGCGGACGTCATCAGCGGCATGTCCGGCGAAGGCCGCATGTTCCCTGAGATCAGCATCAAGGGCGCACGCTGGCGCTTGCGTATGCTTGATGGCGAGGAGCATGTGCTGAATTCGTTCAACATCCAGTTTGCGCTGGTGGCGGCAAACCCGACCAAGAGCAAGACGTTCTACCTGAGCAAGTATGACCCGGACGGCGAACCCCGCGCCCCGGACTGCGCTTCGGACAACGGCATCCGCCCCAACGACGGTGTTGAGCACCCGCAATCGCCCTCGTGCGCAAACTGCCCGCATAACGTGTGGGGCAGCGACATTAACCCGGTGTCGGGCAAGAAAAACAAGCGGTGCAAGGACTCCAAGCGCGTCGCCGTCATGCTGGTGGGCGATCCTGACGCGCAAATCTTTGCGTGGCGGCTCTCGCCCATGAACATGCTGGCGTTTGCCGATGCGGTCAAGGACGCTGTGCGCCAAAACATCGACCTTGAGCGAGTGGTATTCGATGCGTCGTTCGATGCTAAGAGCGACTATCCGCGCGTGGTGTTTACGATCAAGCGCCCGCTGACCGAGGAAGAACTGCACGCCGCAGCGCAATTGCGCCAGAGCGAGGGCGCGAAAGCCGCAGTTGGCATGGGCGCGCCGATGGTCGCTGCGACTGTTCGGGAGGTCGTGACGGAAGCCCCTGCGACGGAGAAATCGCCCGCTGCCGCGCCGGAAAAGGTGACGCCGATCTCCAAGGTCAAGACCGCAGCGGCTGAAAAAGTCGACTTGGACGCTTTGCTCGGCGACTGATCGAGTATAGGATTGGGGCTTCCGCCCCAATCCTTTTCCCCCTTCAAAATGATCCAAGACTATCTACGGTTAGGGTTAGCGCTTGTCGCTATACCACGAGACGAAAAAGGGCCGAGAGAGAAGGGGTGGGTGGAGCGAAGGTGCGAGGACGTTGCGCGGCTCGAACGCGGCAATGTAGGTGTCAACCACGCGCTTTCTGGCACTTGCTGTCTTGACGTTGACGATTCCACGCTGTTTAAGGCGTGGTGGACTGCGCAGGGGTTCCCGCCCGATGCGCTCAAGCAGATTCTTGCTGCGTGCCCCGTCTGGACGAGCGGCAGGCCGCGCCGCTGGAAGGCGTTATTCCGCGCACCGGAGGGTATGCGCACGGTCGCCTTGCATCAGCATGGGTTTGAGTTGCGCGCGGCTGGCGGTCAGGACGTGTTGCCTCCATCGGTCGTTGTTGACGATGCAGGCACCCCGTGGCAATACCGCTGGATCAATAGCCTGCCAGCGTTGCTGGACGATGTGCCGATGCTGCCCGCGAAGTTACTTGCCAAGGCGCAGGCAACTCCACGCCAGGAAAGCCCGCTGGATGCGCCCACGGGGGTGTTGGCGGCGGTCTTGAGCGTCGTGCCGCAAGGTGGCCGCAATGACTATCTGAGCCGGGCTTGCTACGCCAAGATCAAGGCCGGCGTGGAGGGCGACGACTTGGTGGCCGAAATGCTGGCGCTGAACGAGTCCAAGTGCGAGCCGCCGCTGCCCGAGGCCGAGGTGCTGGCGATCGTTCGCGGCAAAGAGCGGCGCGGCATCGAGCCAGCGCCAGAAGTTGAGCAGTGGAAGGCGCTGGCACCGTTCATCCCCGATGGCTATCGCCTTCATGCAGGCGCTTTGCAGGTCAAGGTAAAAGACGAAGAAAGCGGCGAGGCGACATGGGACACACTGTTGCACTACCCGGTTGCCGTGACGAACGTGATCCGCATCCCTGGCGTGCAGGAGCAGCGGTACATTGAAGTGACATTGCTCAACCCGCACGAGGCGAAGCACCACTTAACTATGGCGCAATTGAGCCGGGAGTTCGAGCAGGCGCTGAACAATGTCGGCGTGAGCGTGTTCGGCAAGCGTGCGACTGGAGTCAAGGCGTTTTTGATTGCGTCGAAAGAAAAACTGGAGCGGGAGCAAAAAGTGACGGACTCATACAGACAATTTGGTTGGCAGCCTGACGGCAGTTTTCTTGTCGGCAACCGGCTTTATCGCGCAGGCCAAGTGCCCGTGCTGGTGCATCTGGAACCGCACGCTGCGCAATTGGCGCGGTATATGCCCTTGGTGGGCGACGTGAACGCATGGCGCGAGGCGGCATTGCCCCTGCTGTGTGGCGATAGCCCTAAGCAAACCTTCGCATTCATGTGTTCGCTGGCCGCGCCGCTGATGAAGCTGTCGGGCGAGCGTGGCGGCATCCTGTCGCTGGTTGGCCCTTCAGGACAAGGCAAGTCCACTGTGCAGAGTGCCATTACGAGCGTGTTCGGAACGCAAGAGTCTGCGTTTAGTAAAGCGCAGGACACTGATAACGCGCGGGTGGCGTTCCTCTCCATCATGCACAACCTACCGGTGCAGGCCGAAGAACTGACGAAGCTCGACGGCCAAAGGCTCGCCGTGCTCGCCTATGACGTGTCCGAAGGCCGGGATAAGCGGCGGCTCGACCGCTCGGGGCACATGCGCGAGATGGCCCCGGAGTGGCATACCATCCTCACGTCGAGCAGCAACACGTCCATCATTGAGAAGCTGATGGACTTGGGCGCAATCCCGGAGGCTTTCCGCGTGCTGGAAATGCGCGTGGTGTTGCCGCCCAACGCCCGCCTGCAAGACGGCGACATGATGAAGCGCTTGCTGATGGCGAACGCCGGAACTGCCGGTCACGCCCTGGCACAATACTTGGTTGACCACAAAGACTTGATCGCGCAGGGGCTGGAAAAAGTCAAAAGCGCACTGCAAGCGGCGATTCAGGCACCGACTGAAGAACGTATCCGCGTCAACATGGTCGCTGGCGCGGCCATGATGGCCCGCGTCGTCAAGGCGGCACTAGGTATGCCCGTTGATGCGAACGCCGTGCTGGAATTTGGCCGCGAACTGATCCTGGCTGAACGGGAGCACCGCAGCGCCTACGAGTCAGACGCGACACAAACGCTTACAGACTTCATCAACGAGAACATCGCGCATTGCGTGCAGACCAACATGCAGAACGTGGTGTTCGACCTGATCCGCACCACGCCGCCCTACACCATGCGCTATGAAGCGCCTAGCCGCACGCTCTATGTCTCTTACACGCTCATGCGCCGCTATGCGTTGCAGCGGCGGCTAGACTGGGCTGACGCGCAGCGCGAACTGCGCAAGATCGGCGTTTTGCGCGGCTTGCGTAAGGTGACGCTGACCAAGGGCATGACGGGCGTTCCCCCGCAAGGGCAGACGCAATGCCTCGAAATCGACACTGATAGGCTCGGCTTCGAGTTCAAGCAAGAGGACGAAGCTCAAGTGGCGTGATTCTCAATCACCGCTTGCGCGCGCCCGGCCTTGAGCCTGCGCACTTCATCTAGGATCACTGCAATAGCCGCG